ACCTTTTCTTTCAACGCACCACACTTAAAATACAAGTTTCAATAAAAAAATTTAAACACATTTTTAATAATTTGCTTTAAACATAATTTTAATAATTTGCTTTAAACATAATTTTAATAATTTGCTGTATGAAACTTTTATATTGCTGGTTTTACATGGGGACTTGAACCCTCAACACATTTCTTTTAAAAAATTGTTTATCCATCAATTGCTGTAAAAAAACCAAAATGACCAACCTAGGAGTTGAACCTAGAACCTCCTGATCCGTAGTCAGGTGCGCTATCCAATTACGCCAGTTGGCCTTTAATACTATTTTCCATAATCCAGGAATCGCAAAGCAGTCTCTGCGAGCCTTAGGAACCTGTGACCTTCACCTTTAGAAAGGAGATGCTCTACCACTGAGCTATAATTGACACATTTGCTGTTGGAAAACAAAACAGGGGACCATCGGGAATTGAACCCGAGTCGCGTGCAAATTTGACAAAAGGCTTATCAGTCGCCTTCGGCTTATAACAGTCGCCTTCGGCTTACCCAAAGCACGCATTCTACCACTAAACTATGATCCCATATTATAATTGTTTGCAGGTATCTTTTTTTCCCAAATAAAAATTGCTGAAAGATACCTTAAAATGTAATTTAATATTGTAATTTAATATTGTATTACATATATTAGTAATAATATATCTTTAAATAGTTTTATACATTAAAATATTAATATTTTAAAGTAATTTAAAGACAAAAATCTATTATTGTTATTATGGGTTATATTTATAAAATAACTAATAAAATAAATGGTAAATGTTATATTGGTGAAACAACAAAAGATGACCCAAATAAAAGATGGAAACAACATAAAAATACAATAAAAAAAGGTATGGGTTGTCCTGCATTAGGATTAGCAGTAAAAAAATATGGTATAGAAAACTTTGAATTTTCAATATTAATTATTTGCTTCGATAGTGACAGATATTTTTATGAAAAAGAATATATTAAAAAATATAATTCATATGGTGAAAATGGTTATAATATGACATATGGAGGAGAAGGAGGTGGATTTATTGGTAAAAAACATACCGAAGAAACAAAAAAACTAATTAAAGAAAAAACTAGCGGTATAAATAATCCACTATTTGGTAAAAAAAGAACTCAAGAAGAAATTAAAAAAATAAGTGAAAAACTAAAAGGAAAAAATAATCCTAATTTTGGTAAAAAATTTACAGATGAAAAAAAACAAAAGCGTTTAGAATAATTTAAAAATAATCCTAATATTTCAAAAAAAATTAGCGAATCATTAAAAGAATATTACAAAAAAGGAAATACAATAAAAATAGCAAAAAAAGTAGAACAATATGATTTAAATAACAATTTATTATATACATATAATAGTATTTCAGAGGCAAGTAAACAAATTAATATATCTCATTCAACTATATCTAGAGCTTGTAATAATCCAAACTATACTGCAGGTGGATTTAAATGGAAAAAATATTAAAAATTAATAAAATATTTTATTAATTTTTTTAAATGCTCATACTGGGAATTGAACCCAGCCTACGGATTTATAAGAACCGCGTGCTCAAACCAATACACTATACGAGCTTCTTAGTTTACTAGTTTCTATTTTAAGGAATTGAACCATCGACCTCTATTGTACACAATAGCGCTCTACCACTGAGCTATACGCCTAAATAGACATAGAATTTTGCTGTTAAAAACAACTATAAATTGGACCAGAAGGGTTTCGATCCCTCTACCTTACGCTTGCAAAGCGTACACTCTACCGATTGAGCTACAAGCCCTTAATACTGACATCATTTTTCAAAAATAGACATTTTTTTTAAAATTGCTGTACGATGTCTCACTACGCTTACCCCTACGCGCTTTTCCCCCAGTCACTACGCTTACCCCCTAAGCGCTTACTCACACTCTAATATACCAATTTGTCTTTAAGTAGTTTTTTAAAGAATAAAATTATTTGTATATTTATATAAATGTTATCAAGTATTTTTGTTGCTCCTTCTTTAAGCGCGCTTTTTGTAACTGGATTTTAATAACCTTTATAAATAACTATAAACGAATTTCTAACTTAAATTATTATCAAAAATTAATGCTTCTCTCAACAGTAACAAACGCAATCGGAATTCACGGACTAATTCATTTAGGTGTTAAAGGTCAATATAATTTTAATCCTTATAATTGGTTTAAAGCGAAGCGACTGATAAAGCGTAGCGACCGATAAAGTGTAACGCGTATTACCTTTTATATGTTCTTCTTTTTCTATTACAACGTTTTCTTCTTCTAGATTTTTTACCACCAAATGAAAACTTTCTACCAAGTATACTACGTCTTAATAATGCACCAGTTCTTCCTCTATAAATTTTATCCGCAACATCTGGATCATCTACATAAGGTCCCAAAATAGGACAACATGTTAAATCAATAATAAATAATTTTTTTACACCATTTTCTGCAAGATAATTAATTAATTGCTCCATTGTAATACTACGTCTTTTTCGCGCAGATCTTCTTTCAACACCTATAGAACTATTATAAACTTCATCGAAAATCATATTACGAGCATTTAATGGATCATTAAGAGAAGTAATAGTCCAATTTTCACGTGGTGAAATATTATCTTCATTAAGAAAAAATGTTTTATTTATCATTTTACGATTTCCACCTAACAAACAATTTATTAAATTTGACGCTTTATCAAAATTATACACAAATTCTTTATAAAATTCTAAAGTATCTACTTCTTCTTCATCTAATTCTTCTTGTTTTTTTAAAATATTAATTTGATTTTGGATTTTGTCAAGTAAATGTTTTATATCATTATTAATAGCAGCGGAAACTTGACCTGCTAAAAGATTTAGATTTCTTTCCATAAAAGGAGTTATTTTCATAATATCTCTTACATGTGTATTAATTGTTCCAACTTCTTCTCCAACTAATGCATCATAGTCATGATAACTACCTTCTTTTACCATTTTTTCAATATCTGCAATATCTCCAAAATCATCATCACCTCCAACATAGCTTAATACACCAGGAACAACCGCATTAAATTTATAAAATTCTTGAATTTTACTATTTATTTGGAATGTAGGTAAAACATCTGCATATCCGGCACTATCATAAATAATTTCATCTGCACTTGCAATATCTCTATTAAGTCTAATTTCTCCATGTGTACTTATACTTATTATTGCTGTTTCAGGAAATGATCTACTCATAATATATTAATTTATACAAATATTATTATTATTATTATAACATTATTATAATAATATATTAATTTAACATCTAAACCCAAAAGCCATTATTCCGACCGCAACTATTCCCAATGCTAAACCAGCATGATAATTAAATTGCATCTCTCTATACATTAAAAGCCAACCTTTAACTTGGTCTTGTGAATTCATATGATTTAACATCCAATCACTTTTTGGCGATAACATATAATAAAAATAATTAGTAATAAAGGAAACCGCAATAACGGTGCAAACTAAAGAAGTATTACTTAATTTGGCGCCTTTAAAATGTGAATTATAATATATAACAAAGAGGGAAAGAACAAAACCAAGTACATAACCTTGATAACTTATATTCATTCTCTCGTTTGATATAGTTTCATATCTTTTTTGTAGATTGGGAGGCATTTTTTCCTTATACGAATTAACAATCTTACTGTGACCCGTCATATTATAAAAATAAATCATACCAATTATAAAAATCGCAGAAATAGCGCAACTTATTAAACAAGCCATTTATAATATAAATATATAAATATATAAATTAATTAATTCGCGCTTTAAATTGTTTTTTACATCTATTACAATGCTTAAAAGAACCATCGCTTGTTAAAGAAATACTATCTTTGGAAGAACAAAAAACACAAACAGGAGAGAAATGCGTATTTAATCCACCATTTACAATATAATCACTAAATGTGCTAAATTTATATGCATCATTTATAGGAATTCCGCCACTTTTATCATTAAATAAATTTGAACCACTCATAATAATATTAAAAATATATTAATATTATTAAAAAATCTTATTATATATTATAATTATGAATAATTTGGATATGTATATTAATTTAATTATTTTTATTAAGGTTTGTTTTATTATATCGGTTATAACACATATATATTTAAAAAATACCAACAAACAAAACGGAGAACTTGATATTAAAGCATTATATTGGAGAGATAAATTGGAGTTTATTTTTAAGGCATTAATGGCTGGATTATTAATTTATTTATTTAATCCAAAATATACTCGAGAGAATAAAATCGATTATGAAACAAAAGTATTATTATATCTTTTTGGTTTCATATTATTAATAACTGCAGATTGGTCCACATTCTTTAAAGAATCTGATTGGTTTAAGAAACTTCAATTAATACTCGGTAAAAATGATAAAACTAGTTAAGTTGTGTGTATTTAATTACATATATAGAAAGTATTTAAATATATAAGTAATTTTACACTAATAAAATGTCTTGTGAATCAACAAATGAATTAATTAAAGAAGCAACATATGATATTGCGTTAAATATTGGAATATGGGGCTTAATTACATTTACATCAGTAGCCATTACACCAGAATCTTATGATCCATCTTGTAGTGGTTATTTAATTAGAAATGGAGTACAAAAAAAGAATAATAAATTAAGATTGACTTTTCAATTATTAGGTCTTTTTATGACAGGTGTTACTATATATAAATACTCAAAATAAATTTTACATACGCTTTCTTTGTGCTAAATAACCAGCCGCGGTTCTACCAACCATACCTACATCTGCATGTGGCTTATAAATAAATGTTCCTTTACTAGTTGTATAACAAAAATTACTAGAACAACCATTATACACTTGATTATATGGAAGTAAAGTGGTATCGAACATAGTTTTAAAATTAGTGGCTTTATTTAAACGATTAGAAGGATAAGGAGTTGGATAACTAAATGCTAGAGAAGATAACATTATAATATATTATACTTATATTAAATAATATATTACATACATTTTTTATTTATTTTCTACCGCAAGAACCACAACCGGGTTTAATAGTATGAATACGACCAATCATAGAAGCATTTAAAGTAGAAGGAGCGACAACATTAGTAGTAGTACTAGGTGCAACCGCTAAATTGGCGTAGTTAACAGCAGGAGTTGGATTAGATCTTGGCGCAACATTACCGTTACTAATAAACATATTAATTTTTTGAGGCATATTATAAATAATACAAATATTTTAATTTTTTTCTAAAATAATCTTCTACTTCTTATAAATATTCTATCTTTTTTTACTAGGTATACGTCTTTTACTATATTTCCTATCGTTGCCTTTACTTCTCTTACTAGTTTTTCTTTTCTTATTAGTTTTTCTTTTATTTCTTCTAGTTTTTCTTCCTCCAATTAATAATGTTTTAAATGTATTTTTATTTCTCTCAATATAATTATTTATTGATATGGGATCTGCTCGTGGTACTTTACTTAAAACAAACCTTCTGAAATTTTCTTTTCTTTCTTCTTCACTAGTATTTGCTAATGGACTTGTTGATCCTTCTTCCATATTATTAATAGCATACCATTCACCAAAAAGAGCATTAATATCCATATCGGGATAAAAACAACCTAATAATTCTCTATATACTTCCTTACAACTACTTGCTGAAGATGCTGAAGATGCTGAAGATGCTGAAGATGCTGAAGATGCTAATGCTGAAGAAGTGTTATCGCTACATAAAGGTATTAAAACAGATTTATTTATTAAAAAAACACGTTCATAAACACCCTTAGTACAACTTGCTCCACCGGGTCCATATGCGTTGAGACAGTCAAACACGAAGAAACGTGTATATGGGTCAATATATTCTGGTCCCTGATCCATAACAAACTGTATCATTTCCATTACATCGCCTTTTTTCTCAGGATGTTCACTCAAATAAGCATTTAAACGCGTTTTTATTTCACCATTTAAATCACTTTTTAATTTAGGTTTTTCATCACTATCTAATGTTTTGCTTTCACTAACATAACCAACAATAGGTTTTAGTGGATAATCAGGGTCTTTAAAATTTGTTTTGGATTTTTTATTTTCGTCTTTAACAATACCCATAAATTTGTTAAAATTCAATTCAGGAAAAGCATTATGAATCTCAAACGCTACACCCTGCGGAGCTTGTTGAGGTGGTTGAGGTGGTTGTTGAGGTCGTTGTCGAGGTGCTGCCCCAATTGCTGTACCATTAAACATTTGTCCAATATTTATTCCACGTCTAATATTCCAGTTTGGATTTATACTAAAACTTGTTGCATTTTCAAACATACTAAACATATGTCTAACATTAGATACATTCCATCTACTTAAATCTTGATTAAAATTTGTTGCTCCATTAAACATAAAATCCATATTTCTAACATGAGTTACATCCCAACCACCTAAATTCTGATTAAAGTTTGTTGCTCCTTGAAACATATTAGTCATAGTTCTTACATTTGATACATTCCAAATGCTTAAATCCTGATTAAAACTTCTTGCCCCAGTAAACATACTGTTCATATTAGTTACATTAGATACGTTCCAATTACCTATATTTTGATTAAAACTTCTTGCAAGTTCAAACATACTCTCCATATTTGTAACTCTAGATACATTCCAATTACTTAAATTCTGATTAAAATTTGTTGCACCTTGAAACATATTAGACATATTAGTTACACTAGATACATTCCAATTACCTATGTTTTGATTAAAACTTCTTGCAACTTCAAACATATTTCTCATATCTGTAACTCTAGATACATTCCAATTACTTAAATTCTGATTAAAATTTGTTGCCGATTCAAACATACTTGCCATATTTGTAACTCTAGATACATCCCAATTGCTTATATCTTCATTAAAATCAAATCGGTTTTTAAAAAGAGAATTCATGTTAGTTACTCTAGATACATTCCAATTTCCAATTGGAACATCACGTAATGCTTGTGGAAGTAATTGTCTATTATTAATATAATTATCAACTAAACCATTAATATTACTATTATTTATTACAAAAGCCATTATATATATATATATATTTTTTATTATTTTTCTTTGTATAGAATAAGAAGTAATTAAATGGCTAAAACGCGTAAGAATAGAACCGGTAAGAAAAATAGGACGAAGCGTATATTTACAAAAAAAGATTTTTATTCAGGTGATGGTATGGTAACCAAAATTTGGGGTCCTGTTGCGTGGACATTATTACATACAATATCATTTAATTATCCTGTGAACCCTACTTTAGAACAAAAGCATCAATATAGGGATTTTATTTTGTCACTACAAAATGTATTACCTTGTGGAACTTGTCGCAAAAACTTGGTCACCAATTTTAAACAATTACCTTTAACAATGGAAGATATGGAAAGCCGTGATACATTTTCTCGTTATATTTATAATTTACATGAACTTGTAAATAGAATGCTTAAGAAGAAATCTGGACTAACATATTGTGATGTAAGAGAACGTTATGAGCATTTTAGGTCTAGATGTACACACGAGAAACCTAAGTTATATCCAAATTTTGTAAAAAATATAGAGTTTAATAAAGATATAAAACAAAATGATACAAACCAAAATAATACAAAATCAAACTCAGAAAAAGGATGTACTGAGCCTCTTTATGGTAAGAAATCTAAGTGTATTATTAAAATTGTTCCACAGGAGCAAAAAGGGCAATCAATGCAAATAGATAAGAAATGTGTAAAAACACGGCGTCTTTCTTAAAATATATGAAAAATTATAAAAAAAAGTTATAAATAATATACAAATAGAATGTCTTATATATTATTTTTTATAAAAAATATGGATTTACATACCAAAATTACTGAAGTCAGTTAATACAGGAACAGGCATATAGTTAGGATTAAACGCATTATAATTTGGCACCTTCTTACAGTCAAATGCCGGCTCAGGGCAGCGAGCACAAGGAGGACAAGCAGGGCATTTACTTACATCAAAACTATCTGAACAAGTATTAATAATAGGATCAGGGCATTTGGGGCACACTGGTGGGACAACTTGTGATTTCAAAATATACAAGTCTTCATCTCCAGCGGGAATTTGACTAGCAGGAATACCGGCAGGTAATGAATTGTAATAAGCTGATGAGTCATATGTATTGCTTGTGCCTACAACTGTATTGCCACTGGGTCCAGTTGCCGCATATGCGGTATTTCCACTAGGTCCAGTCGCAGTTGTTATACTGCTGCCTGTGCTACTTGTGCTTGTGCCTGTGCTTGTAGTAGGGTCTTGACTATTACCAGCATAAATATTGTTAGGTGTATATATTATTTTATTTCCATTAGGCATTGTAATTTGAACAATTTGGTTGCCATTACTGTCTGTAGTAATTACAGCAATTCCGCCATTAGGACCTTTATATGTTGTTGTTGAAGATGAGCCTGAAGTATTAATATAGTAAATACTAGTTGTTCCATTTGCGTTTGTAATTATAATCTTACCTTGTCCATCAACATTAATAACACGAGCAGTAGAACCATTAGGACCATAATAAATAGTAGGATAAGACATACCACTGTAATGATTGTAATTATCATAGTTGGTTGCGCCGGTATTAGATGTAGAAGTAGAACCAGACGATGAAGATGAAGATGATGATGATGATGATAAAGAAGAATCAGAATTATTCATAGTTAAAACTGTGCTTCCCTGGCTAGTTACAATTGTTAATGAACCATCAGAACTAAATGTAGCAGTAGCACCATTAGGACCAGTATAAGTTTGACTTGATATATTTTTTGTTAGTGTAACAGTGTTTCCATTATTTACAAATACAATACTATCATCTGTTACAACAGCTCTAACTCCATTGGCTCCAGTATATATGCCATTAATATTTGTGCTTGTAAATCCTTCTCTTCCAAGACAGTTACTACCGCCTAAAAAAGAACATAAAACTAATGCTAATAATAGAATAACAAAAAGTAATAATATTTCTCCGTTCATTGTATAATTTATATTGTGAAAAAAGTTAAACCAAAACAATTATTATTTATTTTATTTATATTCTATAAAAATTGAATTATAATTGTTTAACATATTTTTATATAACAAATATATATTATACAAAAATGTCTGACTGGGTTTGTGCTACTATTATTGATGATGACGATGATGAGAATACTATTAGTAATTCTATTAGTAATTGTATTAATAAAAAGATAGAAAATATAAATGAAACAACCAGCAATAGTAGTGAAGAAATGGAAATAGAAATAGAAGTTGTAAAGAAACCAAGAAAATATACTAAAAAGTCTCCAAAAGTTAAAGAAGAGAAAACACCTATTGAGCCAATTGTTATAGAATGCCTTTTAAAAAAGTTCTATAATCAAGATACTAATATAATTGAAGTAGGTTGCGATGAAGCAGGACGAGGTCCTATGTTTGGACGAGTATATAGTGGCGCCGTAGTTTTACCTAAAGATGATAGTTTTGACCATTGGAAAATGAAAGATAGCAAAAAATTCACTTCAAAAAATCCTAAAAAGATTCAAGAAGTTGCTGAATATATTAAACAACATGCTATAGCTTGGGCTGTTGAATATGAAGATGAACAAGTTATTGATGAAATAAATATACTACAGGCAACCCAATCAGCAATGCACAAAGCAATTCGCTCTATTTTGCGCCAATTAAAGACACTAGATACTAACAGTTTATTCTTATTGATTGATGGTAATTATTTTAAACCATTAACTATTTGTAATAAATCAAATAGCCGAATTGAATATGCTAAATATGAAACTGTTGAAGGTGGTGATAATAAATATACATCTATTGCGGCAGCATCTATTTTGGCAAAGGTAGAACGAGATAAATATATTGAAGAGTTATGTATTGAAAATCCAGAACTTATTGAGCGCTATGGTATTAATGGTAATAAAGGGTATGGTTCTAAACAACATATGGATGGAATCAAAAAATATGGAATTACAAAATGGCATCGTAGATCATTTGGAATATGTAAAATGTTTACTTAGATTATAGATTATATATTATATTATATAATATAGATTATAGATTGTATTATATTATAAAATTGATTTTATAATATATATTTTTTATCTAATTATAATAATAGATGACAAAGATACTAGTATTTGACACAGAGACTACTGGACTGCCTAATAAAACATATAATTCATTTCAAAAACAAAAAGAATATGAAAGACAACTGCTTAGCATAAGTGAACTAAAAAAGAAAAATAATATTTGGTCTAATGAGATTGAGAAATATCCGAGTATTATTCAATTAGCCTATATTTTATATGACACTGATAATCCTAGTGAAAGTAAAATATATAACAAATATATTAATATTCCGGAGTCAGTAGAAATAGGAGAAGAAAGTGGCAAAATTCATGGCATCAGTAAGGAAAAAATAAATTCAATAGATAATTTTAGCAAAGCATATATATATGATTGTCTAAAAGAATTTATGACGGATTTTGCTGAGGCTGATGTAATTGTAGGACATAATGTAGATTTTGATAGACGAATGATTGTTGCCGAATTTTTGCGAATATCTAAGGATCTTAATATGCCATATATTAGAGAAATAATGAAGGATGAGAATTTTGAATGTACGCAAGAAATAACAACTCCTGTTTGTAATCTAAAGAGTAGTTTGGAATATGTTGACCCAAAGACTGGAATACCCAAATATATATACAGAATAAAAGCACCCAAATTAGTTGAAGCTTATGAACATTATTTTGGATATAAACCTGATACAAGATATATGCACGACGCAATAATGGATGTTGTAGTTTGTCTCCGTGTTTACGGTATGTCATTTCCGGGTGGACAAGCATTTGATGTTTGTAATACAAATGATAGAATAAAAGAGTTAATTTTAAAAATTTCACCCAATAATCAAGATACTTGTGATGTTACAAATCAGTATCTTATGAATAATGGCAATCAGGGCTTCTTACAGCCTGGTATGGTTCAGATTGATAATATGCTATCTAAATCTGTTTCAAGAAATCCTAACTCTACCAGTAGGTCTCTAGGTAAATCTTTAAGTAGGTCGTTAAACAATTCTGTAGATAGAGCTAACTCTCAGCCTACAGAATAATTATAACAATAAAAATAAAAATAAAAATATCTATGCTGAACACATCTCACATATTTCTTCACCAGCATCATCTTCATTTAAACCTGTTTTTTTTAGCTCAGGCTCAATTGTAAATTGTTGTGCTTGGTGTTTTGCTTTTCTTCGCAAATAATATATGCCAGTTTTAAGTCCCTTTTCCCAAGCATAGAAATGCATTGATGTTAACTTATTATATACAGGATCCTCCATCCACAAATTCATACTCTGACTTTGACATATATATGCTCCTCTATCAGCAGCCATATCAATTAAATGCTTCATTGGTATTTCCCATACAATCTTATATTTATTACGAATATGCTCTGGAACAACACTTAACTGTTGAACTGAACCCTTATTCGCAATAATATTATTTTTAATTTTTTCACCCCATAAATCCAACTTTATTAAATCCTTCATTAGATATTTATTTGGTAATACAAATTCGCCTGCTAATGTTCGTCTACTGTAAATATTACTAGTAATCGGTTCAAAACACTCATTATAACCCAGAATTTGTGATGTAGATGCGGTTGGCATAGGCGCAACTAGCAATGAATTTCTTAGACCATTATCAATAATTGACTGTTTTAGAGCAGACCAATTATAATTAAGAGTAGATGAGTGTCCTGTAAAATTATTCCACATATCAAACTGTAATATACCTTGTGACGCAGGAGACCCAACAAAAGAACTATATGCGCCTTCTAATCCAGCAGGAAGTTTTGTTAGCTCATCTTCAGTAAAATGTATATAAGTATGACTCTTTTTATTTTTACGGTCAATTGCTATTTCATTACTTTTTGTCAAGGCTCCATAATAAATTGTCTCAAAAATATCCTTATTCAGTTGTCGCGCTTCTTCCGAGTGAAAGACAATGTCCATCATTATAAATGTATCGGCTAATCCTTGGACACCAATGCCAATAGGCCTGTGTTTAAAATTACTTGTTCTTGTCTTTTCAGTAGGATAAAAATTAATGTCAATTACACGATTTAAATTGTTAGTTACTACCTTAGTAACTTCTAGTAATTTATTAAAATCAAACTGCTTTGTTTCTTCATTGACAAACGCAGGTAGCGCAATTGAGGCCAAATTACAAACAGCAGTCTCTTTATCGTCTGAGTACTGACAAATTTCACAACATAAATTTGAGCTCTTAATTGTTCCCAAATTTTTCTGATTAGATTTTTTATTAGCAGCATCTTTATATAATATATAAGGCGTTCCAGTTTCCATTTGCGCATCCAAAATCTTAAACCATAAATCACGAGCATTTATTTTTTTACGGAAACTACCTTCTGCTTCATATTTTTTATATAACTCTTTAAATTCGTCTCCGTATACATTACTTAATCCAGGAGACTCGTGAGGACACATTAAACACCATTTACCATTTTCTTTTACTCTTTCCATAAACAAGTCAGAAATCCATAAAGCATAAAATAAATCACGTGCTTTCATTTCTTCGTCACCGTGATTCTTCTTTAGTTCTAAGAAATCTTCAATATCAGCATGCCAAGGTTCTAAATAAATAGCAAATGAACCATTACGCTTTCCACCTCCTTGATCAACATAGCGAGCCGTATTATTAAATACTTTTAACATAGGAACTAGTCCATTTGATGTTCCATTTGTGCCTTGAATATGTGTTCCTTTTGCTCTTATATCATGAATATGTAAACCTATACCGCCAGCATATTTAGATATTTGTGCGCAGTCATGTAAAGTATTATAAATACCATCTAAACTGTCTTCTTCCATTGCAATTAAATAACAACTAGATAATTGTTGCTTTGGTGTTCCGGCATTAAATAGTGTAGGAGTTGCGTGAGTAAAATACTTAAGAGACAATAAATCATATGTCTCCTTTACAAGTCTAAGTGTCTCATTTGGATTCTCAGTTTTTGGGTCACCGTGAATACCAAGCGCCACACGCATCCACATATGCTGTGGACGTTCTACAATTGTTGTTCCAACTGTAAATAAATAAGCTCTTTCAAGTGTTTTAAAACCAAAGTAATCAATTAAATAATCACGTTCATAATCAATCATATCTTCAATTTCTACTATATATTCAGATGTAAACTCAAATAAAGCATCAGATAATAATGGTCTTGTTTTACCATGAATATCTTTAAAATTATAAAGTATATTTACTATATTTGAAAAATGAGAATGAGTATTTTTCTGATGATTTGATACTACAATTCGTGAAGCAAGTATGCCATAATCAGGATTCAAAGTAGACATTGATGCGCACTGTTCAGCTAATAATTCATCTATCTTTGTAGTAGAAATTTTATCAAATAGTTGGTCAATAATTTTGATTACTAGTTGCTGATAGTTAATTTGAATACCTACTTCTTGTCCTAATTTCTTAACTCTAGATAGAATTTTATCAAATGCTACCTCCTCTAATTCACCATTTCTCTTAGTTACTCTCATATCATCAGATGTTGCGTGTTCTTTGTTCATTTATATATAAATTGTTCTATATCTTTTTAAATATTTATTAAACATTTATTAAATAATAAAAATAATAATAATAATAATAATAATAAATCCAATAATATTAATTTATTATTATATATAAATGACAAAAATACACACATTCTTATTTTTATTCGCAATACTGGCATTAGGTTTATTTTTTGCGCCAATAATTAAGATTGAAGGGTTTTCAACTAACAAACAAGATTTAGAAACACCCGGAATATTTCCTGTTTCCGTTGATAAGCCATTATTAGACAGTTTTCCTTTAATTGGTAAAGGAACTGTGTCTGATAAAAAATATAGTGATATTTGGTTTGATTATCCAGAATTTTCAAAGAGTTCTTATGAGCAAATAACAAATAACTTGCGTTATGTCAATAATCCTGATGAGGGAACATGTATTAGAGCCGATATGTGTAATGCTTTGTATAAAAAAATAAAAAATAAATCTAATATTGTGAAACCATTGCCTCCTGCTGAAGAGGGTCCTGGTGCTCGTGTTGGATATTACCGAACTGAGCCAAATTTGTTACCATTTTCTATTCCCGATAATGAGAATATTTTATATTAAGAGTCTTGTTCTACGTCTACATCTAATTTTACAATACTATTAAATTTTAATAAACATTTTGATTGTGACTGTGACTGTGACTGTGACTGTATTTGTGTATTATTTAGTAAATCAAATGCATTTATTTTTGTTTTACGATTTGGAGCTCTATGTTCAAATCCTGAAACCCGTTCAGCAACTACTGTTTCCCAGAGTTCCTCTAATTCCCATATATTATCTTCAAACCACTGCCGATTTCTACATACTAATACACAACTCATCTGATCTAATTTCCAATAAATAAACTTTATGTAAGTATAATTATATTTGTCTGATTGATATAAATCTAACATTTCTTCTTCCCACTTTAGTATATCATTTGGTTCAATAATATCTAGTGGCTTATATACATAATATGGCTTGCCTTCTTTAGTATGAAAATATATAATAATTCCCTTATGTTTTAAGTCATTTGATAAGCAACTATTAATAAATTCTTTACCGGTTTCATCTTCATAAATCTCTTCAGAATTTATATCTTGGTTGTACGCATTTTGGTCAGAATATTCTGTAAATCGTGTTTCTAAAAAGTCGCACTCTTCCAAATCACAAACCTTCATTTGTAGCTGCATTTGAATCCAATATTCTTTCTTAGGTATACCATCTATTTCCCTATTTACAATATTTTTAATTTCCAACATACGCCCATAACGCGGTGATTTTATATCTGTATTAATTCCATCTGGCGACGCACCTAGAAACGCATATTCTTCGTCTTGGATACAACCAAAGTCTTCAACACTGGTATTATATATATGCTCATAAATTTTTACTGATAGTGGCTCATATTTTTGTCCCCAATGAAGTGTTGAATTAACATTTACCATTTTTACTTCTTCTACAAAATCTTCATCTAATAATGATGTTTGTGTACTTGCTAATGGTTGGCATTTTTCATAAATTAATTGGTTCTTAGTTGCTTGGCTCTCAAATGCTTTATATGCGTTACTTGCTGTAATTAAATTATGGCGAAATTTATACCACTCCGGTGTGCGCTGAGCAGGTTGAGGTTTATTTCTTAGACATTTTAACTGTTCTCCAATATAATCATAGTCCGGTTCTACTAAAATACGAGCATCTTCATAAGACCTTGTAGGCATAAAATCATTAAAGAAGTCTTTAGTTGCTTCTTCTATAATTTCATCTAATTCGCCTTCAGCATCATCATTGAAGAAAATGTCGTCTTCAAATTGCGCATACATAAGTTCATTAATATTTTCTTCAAATATATCTTCAAAATCAGGTTCTGTAATTATCTTTGGATTGTTTCTGATAAATTCCTCCATTAGATACAAACAAGTGTCATATAGCTCTAATGCGTCATCATCTGTAAAATAGGGTGTTTCATCTGCTGTTATTTCATTAATTATATTATCTAGTTCTTCTAACGCAAAAATAAATAATGAAGTCATTTTATTTTAAGGTTTATTATTTAATATAAAGATACTTTTATGTTATTATTTATATACAATAACATAAATATATAATAGTTCAATTTTATATATATATATATATTATTAATCCGAGTCAGAGTCATTATTATCAGTAACATTCTTAGCAGTTCCCTTTTTCTTTGGTGCCAAACTTCTTATAGTTGATACACGTTTATCAATATTTTTTAATGTAAAGTGAATTGTTGGCTTATTAAAATGTAATGCTGGAACTTCTTTGATTTCACCTGTATCCTTATCATATATTACATCCTTAACACGTTGTAGCCGTTTCTTATCTAAACAATCTTTAAAAAATGCGATAAGCTTAGTGTATTCGGGTTCAGTAAGGTTCTGTTCTGTTCTATATTTTTCAGCAAATGCTAAGAGTTTCTTTGTTTTGGCAGTTTTGTCTAGTTTAGACCACGGCTCATTGGCATTACTATTCTTCTCATTTTCTAAGAATTTGTCTAATGTAGATAAGTTAGTTGCTGATTTTGGCTCATTCCAAGTAGAACCATTGTTTATCATTGATTTATATTTTATTGTCTTTAGTTCATTACAAGTGTCATTATTATTTGGTTTTTTGCTAGTAATTACTTCTTCTTTTGTTTCATTTACATCCATTATTTCATTTAAGTCCATTTTGTTGGTTTATATTATAATATAGCGAGTTAAGTTTAACTTGTTTTAAAACATTATATTTATGTTTATTGTTTATATTGTTTTATATTATTTTATGTTGTGCGCAAACTTTAAAAACTTTTTGTATTATTGGATAATATGAATAATATAAAAACAATATTTATTTCTACTACAGAAAATAAGAATAAAAATAAAAATAATACTAGTAAAAATATATTAATAGAAGAAGTAGAAGAAGAAGTAGAAGTAGAAGTAGAAGTAGAAGAAGTAATAGAAAAAGAAGAACAAAATACATCCAAAAAATTATTTATACTAACAAATAGTGAAACTGAATGTGTAAAAAAAATAAAAAAAAAAGAGAAGGAAAAGAAGCTGCGTGTAGAAACAAATACTTGGGGTCTAATTAATGAAGACTTGCTATTTGAAACACAATTATCATTATTAAGAAAAATTAATGACTACTATAACAATAACAATAACAATAACAACAGTAGAAAATTATTTAATAAACAGCAGCAACTAATTATTAGTCATATTAAATCAAAAATATCTAGTTATAAACAGCAGGATATTTTAAAAAAGAAATTAAATGAAGATGCTTTTGTTAGTTTTAATGATGTTATAACCTTACTAATTGATTCAAATATGAAATGTTATTATTGCGCATGTGAAACATATTTGCTTTATGAAATTGTTAGAGAAATGAAACAATGGTCATTAGACAGAATTAATAATGATATTGGACATAACAATCATAATCTTGTTATTTGCTGTTTAGAATGTAACTTAAAACGCCGACGAACTAACAAAGATGCGTTCTTTTTTACCAAGAATCTTAAAATAACTAAGGAACATTATAATAATGATGAAAATAAATTAGAATAAAAGCGTTAAATAATTCATTATTTAAGATAATTATAAATATATAATGAATTATTGGAAATGGAGTAATGGAGAAACGTATTATCAAAGTGCCAGAAAACCATCTATAAAAGAGACAACAACTAACAATAGTCTAAATTATGATACCAAAATGAACGCGATTGAGCAATCTTTAGCAGAAGATATGCCAGCAGGACTAGGATTTAATGACTATAGTGGCATAAGTGGACTAAGTATGAATGATAATTTCTCTAATATTGAATCTAAACGTGAATCGCTTGACAATAAAATGTCTGATCGTGAACTTATCAGTCAGCGCGGTACTAATCCGTATTCAATGCAAACTAGTTATGTTAATGATGTAGTAACTCGTGATATGTTTTTAAAACCAATTAACACTACCCAAGGGCGCACAAAGAATCAAAATAATCCAGATGGAGAACAAATGGGTAATTAATTTATGTGCTCTTCATACACATAGTATGAAGCAATCTGTTGACTAAATAAGCCAAGAAAGAGTTGATCAATAAGAAGAAAGTATGGATAAGCATTTTCATATCAATCTTGTTAATATGTGTCAACATATAGGTGACAACGGAAATAACACTCAAGACAAAAGCAATGCCAAAGAAGATTGACAAAGCATAAAAGTAGATACAATATTCTTGGCCTAAAGGTCCAAAATAAGTGTTCATGAAATCATTCATATTCATATTAATATTATAGAGCTAGATTATATTTTTCCTAATAGGAATATATTTTGTTAGTTTGCTAAAATATAAAAAGTGAAATATAAACTAAAATATAAAACTAAAATATAAAACTAAAATAACGAAAAAACTACTTAAATATAAGTTTTAAAAACTTAAATAATGACAACAAATAGTTCATATACAACGCAAAATGATTTATTGCTAAAAAATCTATTAGTATTTTATGATACTAATGAAAATAATAATCTAGATAATATGCTGCGAATTATTACAGGTGAATCTAAAATTTCACTTCGTATTGTTGACTGGTTTGCGACCAATTATGCCAAGAAATTCTATACATTGTATACTATTGAACAAACCGTAGATAATGTTGCGCGCCGTTTTAAAGTCTATGACGATTACAAGTTGAAACTAAAGGCTTATAGTAAGCGCCGTTTTGACCCGTTTTGTCGCTGGGATCGTATAAGTATTCCTTATAAAAATGGCACATCAATTGAGACCACTATTGGTCAGCTAAATTTTTTCAAGTGGGCTCTAGAAAATAAGGTAGTTGATTATATTGGAGAAAATTATGACACAATAGAAAAAGATATGAATAGCCGTAATAGCACATCAAAACGCAAGGAGACAATTGTTGACAATTCAAAGACACGAAAGAAGCGAGAAGAATTATCTATTTCGGCAACTAAGAGTATTAAAAAGGAGAAGGTAGAAATCGTGGTACACTTTAATTAAAGTGGTTTGCTGGTTGCCGATATGTGGTTGACAAAGAAAGGTGGTTGTTTATTTTGCCCAGTTTATTTCATAATAACCACAGCAATTATGCTGTCTTTTTGTAATATTGCTGTCTGGAAATATGTTTTGTAATCTATGTATGACACGGTTTTTTATTATATTTGGATTAATATTTTTTGGAATAACAATACCATTATATTTTTGTTCCTTTAATATCCATTCATTATAGCCATCATAATTATTACATTTATCATCTTGTCTGTTTTTTAATTGGAGACACATAATAGTAAAATTAAGAGATGTTTTACCATTTAATGCTGACTTTATAACATGTTCATGAATATAACTAAATTTATCTTCTACTAGCGATTCAATAATTAATCCTCGTAATTGATATGAGAGCATTTGTGGATTATCATCATAGTCATCATTATTATAGTCTTGGGTTATATGATATTTATTTAATTCAGTTAAAATAATAGTATGAATTAAATAAATAATAGTGATTGTACACAGGGAATATAGTAAGAATAAGTAGGTATTGTTCATTTTATTTTAGATTATAGATTATATTATATGTTATATAATAATTTTTATTATTCAATTTTTTATAAAAAAGAAAATAAATGTATTAAAAATAAGCATTTATACATTATTAGACAATATAATTTATAAATGGGTAATACTCAGTCAATACAAAAAATAAATTTTGAAGATATGCAAACAGTAACAAAAAATCCAGAAATATACTTACTTATCAATACACTACCAACAACAGATCAGCAGTGCTTAATACGTGGCACTGTTAGTTGCGAACAAGAAGAACACGCAATTAATAAATATCTTAAAGAGAATAAGGGGCTACGTATTATTGTATATGGAAAAAATTGTAATGATGATAGTGTTGAGAAAAAATATCAGCAATTATTGACATTAGGATTTTATAATGTATATGTGTATAAAGGTGGTCTATTTGAGTGGTTAATGCTTCAGGACATTTATGGAGCCGAATTATTTCAAACAACAAAACCAGAAAAAGACATACTTAAATTTAAACCACCGCCAATGTTAAATATATCGCTTTTAGAGAATTAGATTATAATAGTTTTGCTTATATATTTGGAAATATTAGATTTTTTATTATAGACGATTCTTGTTTCTGATTCTGAATTTTAACTTCTTGTTTTTGTCCTGTTTCTTGCTCTAATTCTTTCAATGATGGCAACATTAGCCCTGTTTTGCCTTTTTCCTGATTAACATCTAACACATCTAGTGCCATATTTGATAATTGGTCTGCGCGTTTATTAAACTCGCGATAAACATGGGTTACTATAATATTATCAAATTGGGTCTTTAAATGTTGAACCTCTTGATAAAGCTCTTGTAGTCCAGGATTTCTTACCTTGTATTCACCATTAATTTGATTAATAACTAATTGGCTATCACCATATACTTGTAAGGTTTTAATATCTCTAGATAATGCTTCTTTTAGACCTAATATAAGCGCACTATATTCTGATTGGTTGTTAGTTTTTGTCCCAATATATTGACACGATGCCCATATTTCTTGACCATTATGAAATATAACAGCACCTATTCCTGCTGGACCAGGATTGCCTCTTGATGCTCCATCAAAATTTAATGTATATTCATATGGTTTTGTATTCATTTCTATATATTTATGTTTAGGACTAGGAGTATTTTTATTTTTTACATATTTTAGTGCTACAGGAATAATAATACTTAGTTCTGGTTTCTTATTATTATGTTGATTCTGAGACATTATTTATATCTATATTTATTTTTATTTATTCTTACTTTTATTTATAAGAAATATTTTATAATTCAATTTTTATAAGAAATTTAATTATAATTGTAGTATATATTATTTATAAAATGGCGCCTTCAAGTTTTCTAGTATTATTTTTTCTCCTTTTTATATCTTCTAATACCTACATAACAAATTTGTTAGTTAAAGGCGATACAGAGTGTCCAATAGTTACAACTTCTGGCGATCGCAGACAAAATAAAAATTCATTACGTATTGTTCAATATAATGTAGAATGGCTATTTGTTGATTACAATAGTAATGCCAAATGCCCCGGTTCAGGTTGCCCTTGGACAACTGTGCCTAATGCGCAAACACATTTATCTTATGTAGCCAATGTTGTAAAGGGACTAAATCCAGATATTATTAATTTCTGTGAAATAGAAGGCTGTGATGAACTTAATATGTTAATAAGCGCGTTAAATGATAACAGTTACAATCCATATTTGAAAGAAGGCACTGATACAAGTACAGGGCAAAATGTTGGTCTTTTAACACGTATAGATCCACTTGTAAATTTGTATCGCAGCGAAGAGCGTATTTCGTATCCAGTTCCTGGGTCTAAATGCGGCTACACTGGGTCTTCATCTACATCTGGTGTTAGTAAGCATTATATTACTGAGCTGAATTTAAATGGACTAAAAACGGCGCTTATTGGAGCCCACTTGTTAGCATATCCAACTGATAAAACCCGATGTGCCGAACGAGAAGCACAAGCGCAAGTATTACAAAATGTCATTTCTAATTATATTGCTAAAGGCTACGAAATCATATTTTTAGGCGATTTGAACGATTTTGACGCAGAAGTGCCAGATATTAATTCTGATAAACCGATTTCATACGTCCTAGATACATTGAAGGGGCTATTTGGTGAGAAAAAAGGCACATATACGCTTACAAACGCAGCGTCAAAAATGGCACAATCGGAGCGCTATAGTGACTGGTATGATTCTGATAGTAACTGTGCTACAAGCTCTCAAAAAGATTACTCAATGATAGACCACGTGCTAATGAGTTCAAAAATTTTTAGTAAGGTGTCTAAGGTATCTATTTATCACGGGTATAAAGAATATTGTGATAAGTTGGATTCTGACCATTACCCGGTTGTAATTGATTTGACATTTTAATCAATTAATATTTTTTATTTTTCTAGATATTATATAATATTATATATTATATAATGTCTGAACAGATTAACATTGTAAAACGTATGTATGAAAAACGTGGGTTCTTAATTATGGTCTTTTCAAATTTATTAGCTCAATTAGGTATTACATATTATGTAATGAATAAGACAAATAATCCGGACATTAAAACGTTTCCTTTGTTTATGGCTCAAATCTTAATTATTTTAGTTTTTGTATTTGTTCCAATGCCTAGAATTATGAAGTTTGCTTTATTTGCTTTCTTTTCGTATATTTTTGGTCTTATGCTTAGTGTTTATAAAAGAAAATATAATTCTGTTGTAATTGATACAGCAGTTCAAGGAGCAATGTCTGTGTTTGGTGTTATGTTAGCTGCTGGTGTAGCATTAACTGCTGGTGGTATTAATTTGGGCTATAAATTTGGCTCCATTTTATTTTGGTCATTGCTACTACTAATTATTTTTCGTCTTGTTTTTGTGTTAGGACTTGGTATGAGTCAAGCACATAAGATACTCTCTTTTATTGGTATTTTATTATTTGCTATATATGTTGTATATGATACAAATAAAATTTTACAACGAAACTATTATGGAGATTTCTTTTCAGCATCAATGGACTACTATTTGGATATATTAAATCTATTTTCAAACATGCTTAGTTTTAATAACAATTAATAACTAACAACCACATTCAATAAAATTGTTTATTTATTAAATTCCATAAAACCCATGACCATAATAAATATTTATATTCTTATCTATAATTACAATATGAAAATTTTTAGCAAACCCAAAATCGTCAATAAATTCAAGTAATATATCAATATTATCTAATTCATATAAATATTTCCAATCATTTATTATTTTTGTTATAATATTTTCATCACATTGGCATTTTACAAGATTTGTCCCATTATAAGCCGCTGCTGGACACGAATAATAATTTAACTGTTTGTAATCAACTTTACAAGACTCATTATTATTACATTTACAAATATGATTTTTATAATTATTTTTTGATTCATACGGCAATTTTGTTGCGCACCTAATATTATTAACCCTACTTCTTGTATGAATTCTCCATAGGTAATCAGTCTCTGATTCACCAGCCAAACGAATATTTTTCTCTGTATCTTCTTCATCTTCATCTTCACTATCATCATAATTTTTAATATCATCTTTACTATCATCTTCAGTTACTAAATTAAAATCTTTTGGTAAATTAACAAAGTTATGAGGATTGAATAATGAATTTTTTAATTGTGTTGTAGAAATTCTATAAGACATATATTCACTTTTTTCGTCAAAGAAATCAAGAGATTTCATCTCATCAACCTTGTTAAATAAATATTGCGAGGCCATTTTTAGTTTAAAATATTATTTTTATTTATTTTAATAATCCTAATACTTCTAGCAAGAGTGTAAAGAAAAATTTCAATTTTTTTATTAATTATAAAAAATAAAAAAAATACTTATATAGTTATTATATTCTTCTTTATTCTAGACCTAAGAAAACTTTAATTGAAGCAATCCAATCATCAATTACTTCTTTATTTTGAAATATATCTTGATTTCCATTTAACACTAATTGACTTGCTTTTAATCCCATCGTCTCATCTAGAAACGCACCATGATACTCGTGGCACGATTTTAAGTAAGAAAGTGGAATAACATCTTCTCCAACACGAGCACGCTTATGAATACGCTCGTAGCACTTTTCTGGTTCAGTATTAACATAAATAATATCATTTACTGGAAAATCCTTAGCAAACTCATCAAACCAATTTAAATAAATCTGAAAATTAACATCTTCTATTTTGCCTTGGTCAAATAACATTTTCGCAAACACATATTTATCAGTATATAAACTGCGCTCAGTTATAATTATATATTTACTTTTATTATTATCATTTTTCTTCATAATGTCTCTAACAGTCTCTCTTAAAATTGTGAGTCTGGAAATATAGGCCATCATTTGAAATGCGAAGGAATATTCACGCTGATTAGCGTAAAATTTCTGAAGCATTGTATTACCATCTTTGTCCTTAATCTTCTCCCATTCATCTACTGGCTCTCTTAAAAATATAATATAAGCATTATCCTTAAATATTGTCTTTAATGTTTCCAGTAATGTTGACTTACCTGAGCCAATATTTCCCTCAATAGACACAATCGTAATATATTCATTGATAGACATTTTACTTTATTTATTATTTATACTGCTATTTTTATTTTGTTTTTCTAATTCAATTTTATTTTGAGGGGTCTAAAAAAATTGATTTAAAAAATGTATTTAAAGAAATAAGCATTAAATATAATAAACCACCAAATTTTACCTACATTAAAATGGATCTTAAACAAATTAAATTATCTAAATCCGAATGGGACTCTATTGAGATTCCCGTTTCTAGCCAAGAAAATGAAGTTCTTAATCTAATAATCAAAGGATATTCTGATGTTAATATCAGAATTAATAAAACAGATTCTCTCTTTACATTTCTAAAGATAGAATTTAGTAGCGAAATAGAGGAATTTCTTTATAATAAATATTTCGCAGACAAGGTCAAGAACATTGTATCAACTCATAATTTATCATTTATCAAATTTGAGAAAGCAAAAGGAAAAAAAGACAAGAAAAAGGAAAATGAACCTAGTGAAAAAAATGAAGAAAATACAATCTGTTATATTGATGTTGTTTCTGATGTTAAACTCAAGACCAAGGATCAAATTCGCCTGTCTCGCAGTGAAAATATAGACACATTAAATACAAATATTTATGAGTTTGTCTTATTCAGACACTTTGAACAAATGATAATTGAGAAAACAGACAAAAATAAACACTGGTTATTTCATTATTACACACTAAGTAATCTGGTTAATAATAATATAGAACATATAAATATTCATTTGAAGCGCGTAATTTGTGCTGTTCTGGAGCACTATGAAAATGCCAATGAAGTTGACTTGGGTTATATTATTGATAATTCATATGAATTTATTGAGCGCAATTCTAATTTATTAAAATACAGTGACCTTACCTTGTACGACCATCAGAAAGAAATATTTAACGCAGTAAAGACTAAACAATCTAAATTAGTTTTGTATATTGCTCCAACTGGCACTGGTAAAACATTAACGCCGCTTGGTCTGTCTGAAGGACATCGTGTTATATTTGTTTGCGCTGCGAGACACGTTGGACTAGCATTGGCAAGAAGCGCTATTTCTGCTGGTAAGAAGATTGCGTTTGCGTTTGGTTGTTCTAGCGCTGAAGACATTCGTCTACACTATTTTGCGGCAAAGGAATATACTGTAAATAAACGCACTGGAGCAATTAAAAAGGTTGATAACTCTGTTGGAGATAAAGTTGAAATAATGATTTGCGATATTCGTTCTTATTTGCCTGCGATGTATTATATGTTGGCATTTAACAGAGCCGAACGAATTGTAGTTCAATGGGATGAGCCAACTATTACAATGGACTATAATGAACACTCACTACATAAGATTATAAAGAAAAACTGGAGTGAAAATATGATTCCTAATATGGTTTTGTCATCTGCTACTTTGCCAAAGGAGCACGAACTTATTCAAACTATATCTGATTTCAAAAATAAATTTAGGTCTCCGCGAGTTTTCAATATTGTTAGTCACGATTGTAAGAAAACTATTCCACTAATTGACAACAATGGATATGTTATTATGCCTCATCATTTAAGTGATAAATACGAAGAAGTATTAAAAGTAGTTGCTCATTGTGAAGAACATATGACACTCTTGAGATATTTTGATTTAAAAGAAACATCGCAATTTGCTATGTTCTCAGAAAGAAATAATTATGTTAAATCAACTGCTAAATTTTCGCGTAACTTTGCTAATGTTCACGATATTAATATGAAAAGTATTAAATTATATTACTTGAAGGTTTTAAAGAATATACTACCTGAATCTTGGAATTCTGTTTATACTGCGTTCCAACTAGGCAGAAAGCAAAGAATTGTGCCAAACACGGCAATTGACCCAAGTGGAAATAAAATATTAAAGATGCGCAGCATGGATACTATAAAAGAAAACAACAGTGGACGAGCATTATCTAGAATGGCATCAACAACAACACCAACCGTAAGTTCTAGTGTTGTTCAGAATCCTATGGCTAATGCCGGTGTTGTAAATGGTAGCTGTGCTATTTATGTTACAACAAAAGATGCGTATACTTTAACAGATGGCCCTACCATATTCTTAGCAAATGATGTTCAGAAGGTTGCTAAGTTTTGTATTCAGCAAGCAAATATTCCAGCAAGTATTATGAAAGATATTATGGAGAAGATTGAATATAACAATACGTTGAATGAAAGAATTTCAGATATTGAGAGCGAATTGGCATTTGAAGAAGAGAAGATTATGAATAAATTATGTGGCTCAAGTGGAACATCAAAATCAATGGAAAAGAAGAATAAGAGCAAGGGTAAAATAGCATCTGATATGCTTGATAAGACTGATGACGCAAATATTGTAAAAATGCGAGATACACTTGAAGAGTTAAAAAAAATGGTAAAAAGTGCAACACTTAATGATGTATTTATTCCTAATAAATTAGCACACTTGGGTATTTGGGCAGAAAATGTGAAAGTAAATACTAAAAATGCGTTTACTAGTAATATTGATGAAGCAACTATATCATCCATTATGTTGCTTAAAGACGTAGAAGATAGTTGGAAAGTTTTGCTTCTTCTTGGTATTGGAGTGTTTACTGAGCACAAAAGTATTGCTTATACTGAAATTATGAAGAAGTTAGCTGACAAACAATTGCTGTATTTAATAATTGCTGATACTGATTATATTTATGGCACAAATTATCAGTTCTGCCATGGATACTTAAGTAAGGACCTAAATATGACGCAGGAAAAAATTATTCAAGCCTTAGGCAGAATTGGACGTAATAATATTCAGCAAGAATATAGTGCTCGTTTTAGAGATGATACGCAGATTAAAACATTGTTTACCAGTTTTAGGTCAGAAGAGAAACCAGAAGTATTGAATATGAATGTATTGTTTAACACGGCAAATATTAAATGGAATGGTTCGGAATATGTAGAAATTCTAGAGACAAGTGCTAGCTGTAATATGGAAGACTGTCATAATGATAATGATAATGATAATGATAATGATAATGATAATGATAATGATAATGATAATGATGATGATAATGCCAGTGACAATGACAGTGATAATGATGAATAAATGTATAAATGTATAAATGTATAAATTAAATAAAAAATTTATTAATTAATTTATAAGTCTTTATTAGTATTTTTTTTATTATTACTATTATCCTGTAATAATTGTATCCCCTTTTCATAATATGGATTAATGCTAGAAAGTGTTGTACTATTACCTAATTCAAAATGCTTTGCTTGTAATAAATATGACTTTCTATAAATATCATTTAAATCTAAAT